TTTCACTGAGGCCATGAGCGGGGTTGAAAAAGACATTCAGGGAGCTATCCCTACAGACTTTGATTTGGATCTGAACTCTCAAGTTTCAGGAAGTCTCGGAGGATCAGAAGGGGCAGTCTTTGATGTAACCATACCATTAACCATTGATGGGAATATTTTAACCCGTGTCATTGCCCAGCTTCAGTGGAATCAGAATACCGTCACTGTTAGAAATCTTGGAGTGGCAGGATCATAAAACAGAAAGGAGGGTTAGCCTTGATTGAAATCTATGCAGGAAGTACTTTATTACAAAGCATAAAAAAAGTTATGAGTGCTAATGTCAGAGAAACCTTGGAGGGGGAGTATACCCTTTCATTCACAGTGCTTGCAAAGTCAGCACTGGCACTTAAGGTAAAACAGATCGCAAAGCTGGATGATCAGTATTTTGAAATTGTTCAGATATCAAAGAGCCTTCAGGGCAGCCTTCCCATTTGTTCAGTGATTTGCGAGCACGTCTCTTATATCCTGAATCATGAGATGTATAACATTACGGAGTTTGACTTCACCGGAGATCCGGCTGCAGGACTTGCGCAGGTTGTTTCAGGTACGCCATTTAATGCAGGTATTGTAGATTTCACAGAGAGTGTCACTATGAAGATCAATCAAGAAGTCTCAAGAAGGGCAGCCCTTATGCAGTACATCGCCATCCTTGGTGGTGAGATAGAATACGACGGTTACAACATCAACATCCGAAATCACAGGGGAAGCACCGACTATATCCCGGTGATGGATTCAAGGAATGTCACTAACGTGGCAGTATCCCATGATTCCAGAGAGAATGCATCTTCTTATGACATCTCATTCTTTAAGCTTTTGAACCTTGCCGTGGGAGATAATGTACAGATTGTTTTTAATCCCCTAGGAATCAATGTAAAGACGAGGATCATCTCCCTAGAATATAATCCATTTTATCGATACAACATCCGGGTGGAGGTTGGGAGGTATAGACCCAGCATTTCAGATACTTTTTACCGGATAGAAAGTTCATTAAATAATGTGGGAAGCTCAGTGGATGACATTCAAACACAGGTGAATGACCTAGGGGTATCCTATACCATCGTCTCTGAACTAGTGGTGACTGAAACAACCATTGATGTGACCTACACTGTAGAGAAGGGTGATACCCATCAATATCATGCCCAGTATCAATACACCACCGACAGTGGTGGAAGGATCACAAGCATCACCCTGGATAACATTTTTTCAGAATTACTATTAAAGGAAGTATCAACCCTAACGGTGGATATGATGAGTTTCTATATCGAATATGCAGATGGAACAACAGCAACATATAACTACACAGTGGATAGTGGTGGAAGAATCACCAGCGTAACGAAAGCTTAAAGGAGGGCTGAAGCCATGAGCTATGATCATATTTTTAATAATACCTTGGCCATCTGGACAGCCTTTGGTGGCCGGGGAGAAGTTCTTTTCACCATTCCAACACTCAGCTGGACTAAGAAATATTATAACAACTTTGGCTACACCCAATATGGCAGTGAGAAGCAGATTAACGTCTATGATAATGGCAACGCGCAGATCGCAGTTTATTACGCCAAGACTCCTTACATGTCCTACTGGAACAAGACTACCAAGCAGTGGACGGTTGTCAGCGTTCCTTGGTGGAGCTACGGTCAACCGGAGATTCTCTATGCAGCAGATGGTGTGTTTATTGCTAAGATTGTAGGCCTTGCCAATGTTATCGCTTCCTTTGACGGTATCACTTGGCATAATGCTGGATATTGTCCGGGAGCTTATAATGCCATGACCTGCGGGGCTTATGATATGGCAAGAGGATCTGGTATCGTCAGCTGGTGGTACTACAAGTCACCGGTCTATTACAGCTTTGATTCTTTAGAGGAAAGAACCGCATGGACATTGGTCGGATCTGATGGCACCTCGGTACCAATCTTTAAATACCTGACCACCCATAAAGGAAACTTTGTGGGCGTGGTTGGTGGTGATAAATCCATCGCAATAGCCAGTTCATCCAGTCCAGGTCTTTGGACCACGACCATACCAGAGGATGTGAACGACACCCGGTATATGTTTATCCGGTCCGTGAATGACGTCCTTTTTGTGATGAAGTTCAACTACACCAATGTGGGCGGCGATTACACCTACTATGTAAAGCTATGCGTGATGAGTGATGATGCCACTCAGATTACAGAAACAAATCTTTCTTGGGTAGGAGATCTTGCCAACAACAATATCCCAAATCCAAGGAACATCATTTGGATGGAGGACTGGGGAAAGTTTGCCCTTCTAAAAGAGAGTATGCTCTGTGTCTCCAATGATGGACTGTACTGGGAGGGTGTAGAGCAGCCAGGTTTCACAACAAGCCAGTATGATACCTTTGATGGTGCTATGTATATTCCCGGTGATGGGTTTTATGCAAAAGCCAGTGGCTATGTGTATTATGCACCATACTAATGAAAACCATGACGTCCTTAACCGGGCGTCTTTTTATATACAAAAATTTATGAAAGTGAGGGAAAAACAATGAGAGATATTTGGAACATTGTTCAGATGATATTTGCAGCTGTGGGTGGATGGTTGGGCTACTTTTTGGGAGGTTACGATGGGTTTTTGTATGCTTTGATTGCCTTTGTGGCAATCGACTATTTGCTTGGAGTTATGTGTGCAGTTCTTGAAAAGCACTTATCCAGCGATGTAGGGGCTAAGGGTATTTTCAAGAAAGTAGTGATCTTTTCTCTGGTAGGTGTAGCTCATATCATCGATCAGAACATTATAGGAGATGGCAGTGCCATTAGAACCGCAGTAATCTTCTTCTATCTGTCCAATGAAGGAATCAGCATCATTGAAAATGCAACAAGACTGGGATTGCCAATTCCAGAGAAGCTCAAAGACATCCTAGAGCAGCTAAAAGATGGAGGCGATAAGGATGGGAGTAAATAGAACAGAATAGAAGCCTTTATTCGACATAAAAGGACATTAAAAAGGGTTTTGAGCTTAAAATAGTAATTAACTTGAGAAAAAACCTCAAGTAAAGTTGTAAAAACCTTCTCCCTAGGGTATAATAAGAATACTAACGAAATCCTAATGGAGGAGGTTTTACAATGTTAATTGATTATAGATTTTCAAATTTCAGGTCGTTTAAAGAGATGACCAGTCTTTCAATGATAGCAGGCAGACAAACCACGCTTAATGATAATCTCATTAGAGAATATGATTTGAGAATTGTTCCTTCAGCTGTAATATATGGAGCTAATGCCAGTGGGAAATCCAATATCATCATGTCCCTGGCGGTAATGAAAGATATTGTTCTTTCAGGGTCTCTTGAGGCGAATATACCCAACTTAAAGAACCTGGAACTTTACCCTTTTGCCTATCAGGAATCTGAGAAGCCCATGAGCTTTGAGATTGATTTTATTTATGGAGGAAAACGGCTAGAGTTTGGTTTTGAAGTTGAAGTGAGCACTTTCAAAAAAGACACCAGACGTATTGTCTCTGAATTTCTGACCTATATTGATAAGTCTGACCAAAAGACAAACATATATACGAGAGAAAAAGATAAGATTCAAATCAACAAAGACAAAAAAGCGCTGAATATAATTGAGTTTGATGAGAAGCTGCTGAAACAGTTTGAGAAGAAAATCAATGAAAACATTGATGAATCTGAGCTGTTCTTATCGAGAGCGTTTAAAAGCACTATTAGCAATGAGCTGGCGGATATGGTACTGGACTTCTTTAAAGAAAAGCTTGTTGTGGTGAGTGACTTTACTCTAAAGAAAACGAACTTAACATTTTCATTGGAAGATAGTCCAAAGAAAGACTTTTTTGCATGGAATAAGATCCTTGATGGGTTTGTTAAGAATGCAGATTTTGGTCCTCAGGGGATCGCCTTTAAATCAAATAAATCGGAAGATAAAGAGTCATCTAGTATGGAGCTTGTCTCAATCTACAAATACCACGATGAGAATATCGTGATACCTGCAGAGCTAATGGAATCAAGGGGAACACTTAAACTGGTAGATTTCGCGATCCCTTTTGAAAAACTTTTCAAGTCGGGTGGCGTATTCATTCTTGATGAGTTTGACGCTGCTATTCACCCTGAACTGATCAAAGGGATATTGGCCCTTTTTAATGACTCTGATCTCAATAATGCTAACGCACAACTGATTTTCACAACACATAATCCGATTTACCTAAACAACAAAATATTTAGAAGAGATCAGATTCGCTTTGTTGAGAAGGATACAGATTCTTATGAAAGTGTCATCTATTCTCTCGCAGATTTTGGCGCTGAAGAAGTGAGGAATGACCACAATTATTTAATCAACTACTTCAAGGGGAATTACGGTGCGCTTCCTTTCATCGATTTTTCAAAGCTATTAAATCAAAACGGTAGCGAGGAGGATGAAGATGGGGAAGTATAGAAAAACATATCTATGTATCTGTGATGGACAGCAAGAAACAATGTATCTGAATCATGTAGCGAAGCTGATTAAAGATTTCCCACATAAAGTCGTAAAGTTTAATACCTTTGAAGATTCGCCACATCGTCTTGAAAAAAGGTATGAAGCTTATGATAGTGCTGCAGTATTTGATTTTGATAACAATGAAGTGGAGTTCAAGAGAAATATCGAAATCTGCGATTCACTGAACAAAAAGCTTAAACCTTCAAAAAGAAAAGAAGGTAGGCACATCTATCATGCGTACAGCAGCGTGAACTTTGATTTGTGGTTGATCCTCCATAAAGAGGATTACAACAAGAGCGTTACAAGAAATGATGCTTATATTTCAGATGTTCGCAGAATCTTTGACTTGAATCAAACGGATAATATCAAGAATGAAGAAGTCATTAATAAGATACTAAGCCAGATAACATTGGATGATGTAAAATCAGCAATTCGAAGAGCGGAGACGATTCGGAAGAATAAGGTGAAAGCTGATAGTACAAAGAATGGAAACACGACAATCTACTCAAATCCCGACTTTTCCATTCATGAATTTCTCAGAGCGGTTTTGGAGGATAGCGGAGATTTGTAAAATCACAAATTGCATGAAGGCACTCAAAAAGGAGTGTCTTTTTTTGCGCTCAAAAATAATGGAGGCGATAAGGATGGGACTAAGTAATCTAAAGACAAGGTACATGACCAGAAATGACTGTTATAATGCCGGAAGAAAGATTACACCTAAAGGCATCATGGTTCATTCTACTGCCACACCAGGCGTGATGGCTTCTGACTGGTTCATCAGATGGAACAATTCCTATAAGGCTGGTGAAATCAATCGTCAGGTTTGCGTCCATGCATTCCTGGATGATAAAGAAATCTGGCAGTACCTGCCTTGGAACCACAGAGGCTGGCATGCAGGAGGAGATGCAAACAACACCCACATCGGTTTTGAGATATGTGAGCCGGGTGGGTTTTCTTATTCTAAAAATCAGATGGTAGGCTATGATGCAAAGAAAAATGAAGCCTACTTTAGAAAAGCATGGCAGAATGCAGTGAACCTTTGTGTTCATCTCTGCAGAGAGTATGGTCTGACCGAGAAAGACATCATCAGCCATGCGGAAGGAAACAAGAAAGGGATTGCATCTAATCATTCAGATGTGGGTCACTGGTTCCCAAAGCATGGAGAGAACATGGACACCTTTAGAGCTGCAGTCAAGAAAGCGTTGGCGAATGTTGATGAAAGTAAAGAGATCTTTGAAGCTGGTAATATTGTAGAAATCAAAGCGGCTGCCAGAACTTATTATCCTGGCGGTCCTATCATTCCAAACTGGGTGAAATGGAACTATCACTTAATCACCCAGGATGTGTTTAATGGAAAATCAGTGATCAAAGGCGGCAAGGAATGTGTTCTGCTTGGTAAAACCATTCTGAAAAGCACCATGGATGAGAAGGCTGGCATTATGACCTGGGTTGATAAAGACAATCTTGAGATGGTCAGTGCTGGTGTGGAGGTAGAACCTGAGAAGGAATCCGGTAAAAAATACTACCGGGTGCAGGTAGGCGCCTTCAGTGATAAGAAGAATGCAGAGGCCCTCATGGCCCGCATAAAGAAGGCAGGATTTGATGCCTACATGAAATACGAGTAAAAGAAAAAGCCCCGTTTTCAGGGGCTATTAACTACTCAAGCAAGAAGTCTATGATATTTTTAACTCTGATCCCGGAATAGTCGTTGAAGATGGTTTGATCCATGGTCAAAATATATTTTGGGTAGTTATCAGAAATGGATTCTAGAGGTCTAAGCTCTCGCTCTCTCGTTTTCTCATCCATTATTGTAGCTGAAACTTGATAGTAGATTTTTTCATTCGTTTTTGAGGCGACGAAGTCAACTTCTAACGAACCGATTTTTCCAATAGTCACCTTATAGCCGCGTCTTAATAGTTCCAGATAAACGATGTTTTCTAAAACATGACCATAATCTGTGTTACGTAGGCCGGTCAGTCTATTGCGGATACCTATATCCACGATGTAATACTTTTCAAGGGTTTTTAGAAACATCTTCCCTTTTAAGTCATAGCGGTTTGCCTTGTAGATGATAAATGCATTTTCAAGCATCTTTAGATAATTATCAATCGTATCACTAGTTGTTTTCCTACCGCTACTGGTTAGATAGTCGCTTATTTTTTTAGTGGAGACGATGCTGCCGATATTGGCAGCGATAAATTTCAAAATGCTTTCAAGAAGGGCGGCATCCCTGACTCCATTTCGTTCAATAACATCCTTCATAAGCACAGTATTGTAGATACCTTCCAGGAAAGGACCGATGGTATCTGGATTATCTAATAGTTCAACTACAGTGGGAAGTCCACCGTACTCAAGGTATTGATTAAATTTCTCTGGGAGACTCATTTCTTTGTTTGATTCTAGGAAATCTAAATACTCTTTAAAGGATAAAGGCTGCATTTTGATCTCAACGTACCGGCCCGACAGCAATGTGGAAAGTTCTGAAGATAAAAGATATGCATTTGACCCGGTTATATAGATGTCGACATTGGCGTCGACGAGAAAAGAATTAATAACTCTTTCCCATGAAGATACCTGCTGGACTTCATCAAGAAGAATATAATGTTTTTTATTTGTGTCATTAATGCGCTCTTTAATGTATGCATGGAGTTCCTTGTAACTGGTAATTTCATCGAATTCAAATGACTCAAAGTTCATCCGGATAATATGTTTTCTATCAACACCGCTGGCGATCAGATGATTTTCGAAAAGTGAAAGTAGGGTTGATTTACCCGAACGTCTTAAACCAGTGATTACCTTAATTAATTTTTTATCCCTGAACTGAATGAGCTGATTAAGATAAAGATCTCTATTTTTCACAACATCACCTCTTAAATTGAGTATAACCAAAACAATGAAAAATATCAATATTTATTCGACTATACTCGAAAAAATTTTAAAATGAATGATTAAATTAGGTTATAAAATTGAATGTGAGGGCTACTGGATTAACTCGGTTGGCCCTCTTTTTTATCCCTTTATATAGTAGAAATGACTTGATAAATACTCGTTTTAGAGGGAATATGGTACACACCAACAACCTTGAAACATAGCAATAACAAGGGTTTTGAGGATTATTATTTTTTATCCTTTAGCCTAAACAAACTGGAGCACATGATGCGGTAGAAAGGATAAAAAGGAAAGGAGAAGATAAAATGAATCAAGTAAGGATTGGAGAAGCCACATTTTCAAAGTCATCAGTGACAATGGTAAATCAATATGATGATTTTCAAGATCTTGGATTTAATAGAAAAGAAGCTAAACCTAAAGTGGCTTCATATTGTAGAGTCAGTAGTGAAGAAGAGCTTCAGCTCGGGTCATTAGAAAATCAAATCATTCATTACACCAATTACATCAGGTCAAATCCTGATTGGCAATATGCTGGTGTTTATTCGGACAAAGGAAAGTCAGGAACTGATATATCAAAACGAACAGGTTTTAACCGTATGATAAGAAATGCGATGAATGGAGAAATTGATATTATCATTTGTAAATCCATTTCTAGATTTGCACGAAATGTAGTGGACACCATGGATATAGTCAGGCAGCTAACAGAGCGCGGGATAAACGTAATTTTCGAAAAAGAGCGACTCAGTACTAAAGATGTTTCTAGCTCCCTGCTCATTAAAATTCTCGCAACTTTTGCTGAGGAAGAGAGCCGAAGTACTTCAGAAAATATCGAGTGGGCTTTAACGAAACGATTTGAGCGTGGTGAAGTCGTTGCTGGTCAGCTTTTTGGTTACGAGATCAACAAGGATAAAGAGTGGGTGATCGTTGAAAGCGAAGCAATGATTGTAAGAGAGGCCTATGAACTCTTTCTTAAGGGCAAAAACATGACAGAGATTGCCAGACTATTTATCAGAAAAGGTTACAAGAAGCGTTCTGGTGAAATTGACTGGGATAGCTCAAATATTAGGGGTTTTCTTACAAATGAGAGATATTCAGGAGATGTGCTAAGTAGAAAGACTTGTACATTGGACTATCGAACGCACAGATCAGTTGTTAATCAAGGGTATAAACCCCAGTATTATATTGAAGATCATCACGAAGGCATTGTCACTAAGGAGGAGTTTGAAAAGGTTCAAGAGATTATTCAAGCCAAATCCTTTGAATCAAAAAAAGGTAGAATCAAGAAGTACCCTTTTACAAGTAGGGTTGTATGTTCCTCATGTGGAAAGAACTTTCACAGGTTTAAGGACTATAAGGGTAAAGTATCGTGGCGATGTAACTCCAGTCAAAAGAGCAAGCTCCTCTGCGATACTGGAGCAATTGATGAAAAACAGATAGAAAAGTTATTGATTGAGGGATTTGAAAAGCGATATAACATGAACCAGAGAAGTAACGATGGACTATTAATCAAGCAGCTGATAAAAGAACTGGACAGTGCTGAGGCTGTGCGGGAAAGAGAGCAAAACCTGCTTAGAGTAGAACTTGAAAAACGCCTAATAGCTGAAAATAAGGCCATTCTTCAGAACCTTGATACAACAGAACTAAAGGAAAGGCGTAAAGCGGTTGAAAATGAAATAGCTGTTAAAACCAAGCTGTGGGAGGACTTTGATAAGGATCATTCCTTCAGAGAGGCTTCTCTAAACCGACTTAGAGACCTAAAAGGTTCTGATAAAGCAATAAAAAACATACTGGAGATCTCTTTTATGAGAGCGTGGGTGATTCACATCAAAGTGGAGTCACCTTTTTTATTTACCATTAAATGGATTGACGGACAAGAAACCGTTGTTGGACAGCTGAAAGGAGGCCTAATCAATGGTTCAAAATAGAAACGCGAACCCATCAACCATGAATCCAAGGGTTAGGATGATTCCTGCAAATATGAACACACCTATGATGGCAGAAGGCGAGGAAAAACCAAAGATTAAGGTGGCGGCCTATGCCAGGGTATCAACACGTGAAGAGGAACAGCAGTCTAGTTACAAGCTCCAGGTTTCATACTTTAAGGAGTACATTGAAAAGAGAGAGGACTGGGAGCTTTACAAAGTCTATAGCGATGAAGGTGTTACAGGTACCAACACCAAATACCGTACAGGCTTTAATGAGATGATCAAGGATGCGAAGGAAGGTAAATTTGATTACATCATTACAAAATCCATCAGCCGATTTGCAAGAAATACCCTGGACTGCCTCAGTTATGTGAGAATGCTGAAAAACCTAGATAAGCCCGTGGGAGTAATTTTTGATAAAGAATCTATAAATTCGCTTGAAACTCAGTCTGAGACTATTCTCGTTGTTATTGCCTCGGTCATGGAAGAAGAAAGCAGGACCATCAGTGCCAATGTTAGCTGGGGTGTTCAGAAGCGTTTTTCAAGAGGGATTCCTCACATTCCGACTACGTATTTTCTAGGCTATGATGAAGATGAAGAAGGAAACCTAGTCATCAACGAAGAAGAAGCTAAGATTATAAGGCGGATCTACCGTGAGTTTTTAAGCGGAAAAGGGACGGTGCAAATTGCAAAGGGCCTAACCAAAGATAAAGTCAAAACCGCTAGAGGAAACACCAAGTGGACCAGTGATTCGGTTCTGAAGCTGCTTCGCAACGAAAAGCATGCGGGAAATGCTCTTTGCCAGAAATCAGTGACGTTGGATCCTCTGTCACATAAAAGAGTGAGAAACAAGAATCACAAACCTCAATACTTTATAAGGAATAATCACCCGCCGATTATCTCTGAGGAGGACTGGAATGCGGCTCAAAAAGAGCTGGACAGAAGAAGTAAAATGAAGCATGATCCAGATGGCAAATATAGCAGAACATATAGCGGAAAGGCTCCTTTTTCAAATATGTTCTACTGCGGTGAATGCGGGGTTCCAGTCAATAGAAGGCGATTAACATCAAAGAAGAACGGAAGGCCATATAAGTTTACGGTTTGGCAGTGCCGTTTGGCGGCAAGAAACATGGAAGCTGATTATGAATGCCACTCAAAGTACATGTGGGAAGAAGTCATTGAACAGGCATACAATCAGATGCTTTTAAAGATGACAAAAGAGATTGATGTAATTAAGTCAGAGGGAGAAGCTGCTATCGCTGATGTGGGGCTTTCAAAGGAAGAAAGTGATCGTCTAGAAGAACTGGAAGAGATTATTGACCGGATTGGAGAACAGATCAGTGAAATGTCCATGCGAGAAAGTGTAACAAGGGACCCGATTTACGACGCCACGCTTAGAAATCTCATCTACGAATCGCAGATTTATCAACAAGAGCATGAGAGCTTAATGAAAAGTCAGGACGAAAGCATCTACATGAAGAACAGCCTTGAGAAGCTTATAAAGCACCTTGAAAGTTTGGATAACTTTGAAAAGTTCAATGCTCAGGTTTTTAAAGATATTGTTGAGCGGGGTATATTCCACGAAAACTATAAGATTGAATTCATTTTAAAATGTGGAGTTACAAGAATGGCCAATGGGTGGCGAAGAGGAAAAGACCCAGTAGAACCATTGAGTGTGGATATAACCTAGTAGACAAAATTACTAAATAATCATAAAGATAAGAAACTCCTTTAACCTTTTAAGATAGTACTTGCAATAGTTTGACACTAATGCAAACATACAAACAAGTGCAATCTTATGAAGGAAGGGAGTTTTTTTAATGGATCCAAAAGACAAAGCTGGCTGGTCCCATACCTTATGGGAGCCTATAGATAAATTGCAGCAAAATCCACTTTATCAAAAGAAAGTGGAAGTTAGGGTGGCAGCCTATTGTAGGGTGAGCAGCGGACATACGAATTTCATATCACTTGAAAATCAAGTGACTTACTACAGTAATTATATCTATAGCCAACCTAATTGGAAGCTGATAGGGATTTATACCGATGACCGAATATCTGGTGCAACCATCAAAAATAGGCCAGGAATTAAGAGACTGCTTAGACATGCCAAAGAAGGCCGAATAGACTTGATCCTTACAAAAAGTATTACTAGATTCTCGAGGAACACAAAGGATATTTTAGAAGTGATCGATGAATTCAAAAAGACCAATACTACGATTATTTTTGAAAATGAGAGACTGGAGGTGGTGAATGGTGAGCGGTCTTTGATGTTGGAAACACATGCTGCAATGGCTCAAGAGTTTATTGAGAGCCTTTCCAGTTTAGTTAAGTTTTCATATAAAAAGAATCTAAAGGATGGAAGACCGTACTTTGGAAACCTCTATGGATATGATCCCATAACAGAAAATACAAAACACATGGTAAAAATCAATGAGCACGAAGCTGAAACCGTTCGGTGGATTTTTAGTGAGTTCATAAATGGCAACACTTATGCTGAAATCTCAAGACAGCTCAATTTAGCAGGCATCCAAACAAAAAAAGGCAGCACAAAATGGACCGGAGCATCCGTCAGAAACCTACTTAGGAAAATTGAGTATACAGGTAATAAACTAACCATGAAAAGAAGCAAAGACATGCTCACAGGAAAGGTAAAAGATGATGATCCGAATCAAGAACAGTATTTAATTGAAAACAGTCATCCATCAATTATTTCCTTTGAGGTGTTTGAAAAAGCACAAGAAAGAATAGAGCAGATTAGCTTTAAACATGAAAGTTTCCCAAAACCGGTTAAGAATCCACTGAGTGGTAGGCTGGTTTGTGGTAGATGCGGTTCAAATATTATCAAAATGGGAAAATATAGATTCATATGCACTCGAAGTAAGCCAGATGTGGACCTGTGTGGCATAGAAAAATTATATACTTTTGATCCGCAACGAATGATTCTAAAAGCGCTGTTTGAACGCTTAATGGAGCTGAAATTAGATGTTAGAAAAGATCGTAAAGGCATTCATTATGAAATACATTTCAATAAGTCTCAACCCAAAGAAGTTATTGAAAGAGAGTTCAAAAAAGTGAAGGAAAAGCTAGAGCAAATGATAGTAGCTGCCAACAACAATGAACATTTTGAGCTTATCAGGATTAGATATTTTAATCAGCTTGAGATGGCTAAAATCCAAGGGAATGAAGAAGAGCATCAGAGAATTAAAGATGAATACGAAGCATTTGATAAGAAAGCAAATGAAATTGAGGAAGATAGAGAATTTAGGATAAAGGCTTTAGAATGGCTAAAGTCCATAAAAACATTGGATAGCTTTATCATGAAATCTTCAATTGAAATACTAAGAGCATGGGCATTTCACATTGAGGTTTTTTCTAGAGAGGCATATGAGACTAAATGGATTGATGGGAAAACCACCATCATTGGAGAGGAAGTAATACCTGAGATTAAGAAAGTCGTTGAGCAAAAGAAGCAAGAAAGGGAAAGAAATTTTATTGTTTATAAAATGGCTATAGATGAGAATATCGGTAGTTTAGCTTCTGACCATTCAACTGATGGATATTCAGAAAAAGTAAAGAAGGTCGTAACATACAGTATTAATAAAGGAAGGGAGGGTCCACCAGTGGAAGTTACTAGTAAAGTATTTGATAATAATGCTTATAGCAATAATTTAGATATAATAAAAGCAGATGTTACAAAATTAGAAAACGGATTAAATATTAAAGATCTCGACAATTTAAAGCATAGCATTCTAAAAGCTCAATACGAACAGATAAAAAAAGATAAGAAGCTAAGAGTTGCAGCGTATTGCCGGGTTTCAACTCATATGGAAGAACAGAAAACATCGCTTCAGACTCAATTGGCTTACTATAACTATAAAATAATATCCACATCGAATTGGGAGCTGGCAGGTATTTATGTGGATGAGGGACTATCGGGGAAAAGTACGGAAAATAGAGACAGTTTTAACCGTATGATTAAAGACGCGTGTAGAGGTAAAATCGACATGATTATTACCAAATCCGTATCAAGGTTTAGTAGAAACGTTTTGGATGTATTAGAGACAGTAAAATTACTAAATGAGCTGGAACCTCCGGTCCCGGTATATTTCGAGAAAGAAAAGATTTATTCAGATGACAAGAGTGCGGGAATGCTTTTATCATTGATGGCGGTCTCAGCACAGGATCAGGTTTTAGCACTTGCCAACAACATATCTTGGGGACTTCAGAATCTTGCGAAAAGAGGAATCATCACCCGAAGGACAGATATGTATGGCTATACAATAGATGAAGATGGATCATGGTTTATTGTTGAAGATGAAGCAAAAGTGGTTAGAGAAATTTTTCAACTTTATATGGGTGGATCTGAGATCAGTGACATTATCCTATTTCTAAACCGTAAAGGAATAAAAAGTCCAAAAGGAATAGATTATTGGGATCCTAACACCATTAGAGCAATGCTAAGAAATGAAAAATATATAGGCGATTACGAGTATCAAAGAAAATATACCGTTGATACAATGACAGGTAAAAGAAGAATGAATCGCGGACAAGTTCCAAAATACTACATTGAGGGTCATCATATACCGATTATCGAAAAACACATTTACGAGTCTGTTCAAAAACTTATAAAAGAAAATAGACGGGAACCAGTCCCTGATGCCAGAAAGGCTGGAACAGCAGGAAGGGAGAGTTATTATCAAAAATTCTACTGCGGAGAATGCGGGGCGGTCATGTCTAGATATGGAAGTAGTATCTATGATTCCCGAGAAGGAAGCAAGTGGCGATGTAACCATTCATATCGCGTTGTCACATTAAACTGCAGTGCAAAAACGTTTATGGAAAAATATATGGATTACAATTTTGTGAAGACTCTAGAAGAAATCAAAAGAAGTAAGAAGTTTAGAGCTTTAATCAGAAAGAGCCTTTCTAATTTAGAACTCACTCCCAGTGAACTTGAAGATAAAGAGATGATCGAAGAACAGATTGAAAAACTTAATCAGCAGCTCTACAACGCTGTTGATATGGAAGTGCAGAAGAATGGCAAGGATACAAACCTAATTAATAATATCACTGAGAAAATCATTAAACTTAGGGAAAGACAGCTTGTTTACATTCAGAGGCTTGAAAAGCATGAAGAAGAGCAGGAGAGATTTAAAAACTTGATGAAGTACTGCGAAAAAACCTACTTTATCTCTTTTAGAACATTTCATAACATGAGACCAAGGATTCAGCAGGGGGAGAGTCTATACCTTACAAGTAACGCAATAAAGAATTCTACCTATATGGATCTTGATGGAGTGGACCATTTTCCAGAAGAAGTGTTTGCGGAGTATGTTCTTTCTGGCAGCATAAACCAGGAAGGTCGCATTAAGTTTAAGTTTGCTGATGATATTGAATTTGGAATTAAAATGAGTTATGAAGATTACCAGCAGCAATTTGAAGAAGAAAAACTCAAAATACAATGGGAAGAATTTATTCATTCGGAGGAAGTAACTAAGCTTAAAGAGTTTTGTAAAGTTCCTAGAAAGCCGATAGAGATAAAAGAACATTTAGGAATTAGTAGTAATACTTCTTTTTACAAGCGAATCAAAAATCCATTACAAAAGGCCGGACTAATCGAGTTGGTTGACTCAAAATCTAATAGAAATCGCAAATATAAATGGATTGATGTCAGTGATGAGGCATAAGTTGATTAAATATCCAATTAGAGGTAACATAGGCAAAAGGTGGTGATTATAAAATGAAGTTAAATGAGTTAATCAATAAAGCCGAGTTTGATGAGGTTTGGATGGAAATTAAGAATGCATACAATATTCCTAACAAAGTCAAATCGGTTTATGAAGGTGTTTATGATGAGCTTAAGGAAATATCCATAAATGCACAGACGATGTCTGATGAAGCTTTCATAATTGGAGTTTGTGAACTTGAGGATGCACTTGAGCCTGGAGTCTTTGTATTTGATGTGTTTGGAATATCGCATAATGATTCAAATCGATATTCATTGATTATGGAACCTTGGAGCGACTGGCTTTCCTACGATGTTTTAGACAAATCTGTTGAATTATATGGCTCTACTATCGTGCTTGCCCATATCCTTTATGAAATGACCTTTTATGGTTATTCTAGTCATGATAGTAAAAAGAAGCAGGAAGAGATAACTGGAAAACTGAAGGAGGCTCAACAATCAATCGATAATGGATCTGATACTCTTATTTCTTCAGAAGAGGTATATGCCGCACTTGGACTTGAAAAGGTCAAAGAGGTTGATCCAGAACTAGAGAAAAGAAAAAATGAAGCAATAAAAGCAGCTATGGATCGAAACGATCTGAGGCTTAAAGACCTGATGTCAGATGGGAGGTATTGCCAATGATATATTTAACAGGTGACCCACATGGCAATTTTGACAGGATAAAAGAGTTTTGTGGACGGCTTAAAACGACTAAAGACGATATCATGATTATCCTCGGTGATGCAGGAATAAACTATTATGGGGAAGAAAGATAAGCGTTTGAAAGAAGAACTTAGTACTTGGACAATCACTTTCTTCATGGTCAGGGGCAATCATGAGATGGATCCTAAAAATATTCCTTCGTATGTAAAGAGTACATTTCTTGATGGAACTGTACTGATAGAGCCAGAATATCCAAATTTGGTATTTGCAAAAGACGGTGAAGTTTATTCTTTTGATGTAGATGAGAAGCCAAAGAAGACCTTAGTTATTGGTGGTGCCTATAGCGTTGACAAATACTACAGGTTAAGCAAGGGCTATAGCTGGTTCGAAGATGAACAACCTTCTGATGAAGTCAAAGCGAGAGTGGAAAAGCAACTCTCTTATATGAACTGGAAAGTAGACTATGTATTAACTCATACTGCGCCAATAAGGTATGAACCTAGGGAATGGTTTTTATCTATGATAGACCAAAGTACCGTGGACAACAGTACTGAAATATGGCTAGATACGATTTTTGAAAAGCTTCAATTTGAGAAGTGGTACTGCGGACATTATCATGGCGAAAAAACTATTGATAAAATTATCTTTATGTTTGATGGATTCAAAGCCCTTGGAGAATAATATAAGATCAAGAACGGAAGTGATGTAATTGAAGATACTTAAAAAGGAACATAAGCTATGCTTAATCTGCATGGAAGAACATGAAGTGCAAATGGTAGAAGTTGAAGAATCAGCTATGAAAGGAGATGTGGAGATCTCTTTCCAGGCTATTTATGAGTACTGTAATCGCGCGGATGAGTTTCTCGAAACAGAAGATCTAATTAGAAGAAATTCAAGTGCTATAAAAACTGCAGGCGTTGGAAAGAAATAACGTGTATTGGAGGAATAAACATGAGTATAGAATCCTTTAGTAAAGAGTTTGAACTTAAAACAGAAAAGGAAGTAGCATCATTCATTAATATTGCCACTAAAAGCAATAAAGGTATAAGCATAAATAGAGGCCTTGTTTCCAATGAAAAAATTATTCATGGAGAAGAAAAGGTTAAAGAAATGCTACAACGAAAAAATAATAAATGAACATTCGAAAAGCACAATTATTTGAATCGTTTAGGATTAAACAGAACATGGTAGGTTTGAATGATTTATTGTTACCCCCCAAGCTACCCCTCAAGCCACCCCCCAAGCTAATCAAGCTAACTACCACGCAAGCTACCACGCAAGTTACCGCGCAAGCTACCGTCCAAGATACCGACCAAGATACAACCAAGCTACCGTCCAAGATAGCAACCATGAAGGCCTGTCGGAGGTATTGGTGTAAACACCAGATGATGCGTTTAATGTTGGTTTTTCTGGAGACCACCCTAGCCCTCAACTCTAACTTAGGAAAATCACCTAAGCCATCATCTAAGCTTAAAATAAATCTTTAAAAATGGAACGTTATTCTTCAAAAATAAAGAAAATCGTGACATAATTAAAAACCCACCGAGTAGCCTGATTACCATGATCAAGTCACTTGGTGGGTTATTTTATTGGCCCTCAAAAAAATAAAACCACTGATTTCTGGTTCAGTGGAAGAGACCTTTGCACGTCCCAAACCATTGGTAAAGGACCATACACGAAGTATACCATAAATTTACTTACCCTCGCAATAAAACAGAAGGGAAAGCTGGGTATGCCTAATTGAAAGAACTATCCTCAAAAGCCCTTCTTAAATTAATTTGTTGCTTAAGAGCTGTCATCATTGAAAAAAGAGTCTCAAGACCAACTTCTTCAGATTGAGTAAAGGTTTCTTTTCTAAGCAACTCAAATGCATTCTGCTCTTGATTGTCTTCAAGTAAGAGATTTAGATCTAGATTTAGATTTAGATATTCTGATAAAGCTTCAAATTGATCAATTGTTGGAATATAATTGCCGCTTTCTATGCGAGTGATTTTATGTATATTCAATCCGGTTAAGTGGCTAAAATCTTCTATACTTAACCCTTCATTTTCTCGATAGTATTTTATTGCCGCAGCCAATTTTGTAGTAGATAGAATTTTCATTTTATGATCACCTCCAAAAGTAGATCATCTAATATTGAATGAACTTTGTTTTTACCATATTATCTAGAAAATCACAATAAGTCAAACCCGCCTAGAAAGCATCTAATGTCGGCAACGTTCCGATGGTTAGATTGAATCTTGGCGGTTATTTTTATTGCAAACAAATGGAGCGAAAATGAAAATGGCTCCGTATGTTGGATTGTTTAGGTTGGTATTTTCACCATTTTAAGAGATGAAGATTAGTGAACAAGCTAGTGAACATGAGGGGTGAACATGTAAGTGGACAAGCTAAAAAAGGGGTTATCAGAAAAAATCAGCTGATTTAGTTGAAATATCGACTTATTTGGGGCTAAAATCAACTTTTTTCTTGACATTTTCTAAAGCAATAGGTTCTCTATTTATCATTCGCGAATCGAGGCGTTCTTTCGTCCATGGCTCAAGAAGAATCCAGATCCATCAGTGAGAACACCAAGTGGGGCGTTCAAAAGAGATTCTCTCAAGGGAAGCCACATATTCCAACCACCTACTTTTTAGGATATGACACCGATGAAGAGGGGGAGATATTCATTGATGAAGCCCAAGCTGAAATAGTAAGAAGAATCTATAAAGACCTTCTTGATGGAAGAGGAACACCAACCATCGCTAAGAACCTTACAAAGGAAGGGCTAAAGACTGCAAGAGGCA